ATAAATTTAACACAGGAGACGTTATTTGGAATCTTTCTACAAACCAATTACAATTATGGACAGGTGATAAATGGGTAGATATATATTCAGGGACAGAAAAGGGAGTTCAGGGAACGACAGCATTAGGGAACGTAAGCGTTTCAACTGGTGGGGCAACAACAATAACAATAGAGTAAAGGAAACTATTATGGATATGAAAAAATTACAAGAAGAATTAACTTTTGATGAGGGCTGTATTGATAAAATATATTTAGACCATTTAGGTTATCCAACTTTTGGTATAGGTCATTTAATATTAGAAACAGACCTTGAACACGGACAAGACGTAGATACTCCTGTCTCTGAAGAAAGAATAACTCAGTGTTTTGAAAAAGATATACAAAACGTTATAAATGATTTAAATAGAAATATAACATGGTGGAAAGATTTACCAGAAGATTTACAAAGAGTTATGGCAAATATGTGTTTTAATTTAGGCATAACAAGATTATTAAAATTTAAAAAGTTTTTGGCTGCGATGGAAGAACACAAATGGGATAAAGCCGCAGTTGAAATGTTAGATAGTCGTTGGGCTATACAAGTAGGTCCAAGAGCTATAAGATTGAAAGATAGAGTATTAAAACAAGGAGAATAATATGCCAAGAGTAGGAAAGAAAAAATTTTCATACACTAAAAAAGGCAAAGCAGCAGCTAAAGCCTATAAAAAGAAAATAAAGAAAAAGAAAAAATAGGAGAATAAAATGCCTGCAAAGAAAAAATCAAGTAGTAAGTATCATACGACTAAAGATGGCAGACGAGCTAAAAAAGGTTTATGGTATAATATAAATAAAAAGCGTAAAGAAGGCAGAAAAATGCGTAAAAAAGGAGCAAAAGGTGCACCTACAGCCGCAGCTTTTAAACGTTCTAGAAAAACAAGTAAAAAGAAAAAGAAAAAGTAGTGGCTAAAAAACGCAAAGAAAAGTCTATAAGACGTACTACAGGTAAAGGCGGTAATTACCGTAAAACCAAATCAGGTGCGGGTATGACTAAGAAAGGCGTAAAAGCTTACAGAAGAAAAAATCCTGGAAGTAAATTAAAAACGGCAGTTACAGGTAAAGTTAAAAAAGGAAGTAAAGCAGCAAAAAGAAGAAAGTCTTATTGTGCTAGAAGTGCAGGACAAATGAAGAAATTTCCTAAAGCAGCAAAAAATCCTAATTCAAGATTACGTCAAGCACGTAAAAGGTGGAAATGTTAAATGGCTAAAAAAGCACCAGATGCATTTGTATATAATGCAACATTAGATAGAATCGTTGATGGAGATACATTTGATTGTATATTAGATTTAGGTTTTGACGTAAAACTACATAAACAAAGAGTTAGGTTAGCGGGTATAGATACACCAGAATCTAGAACTAGAGATTTAGCAGAAAAGAAATTAGGTCTTGCTGCAAAAGAAAGATTAAAAGAACTTTGTTGTGGTAGTATAAAAGTTAAATCTTTAGGCAAAGGTAAATACGGTCGTATATTAGGTATACCTTATACAGAAGATGGCAAAGATATTTGTCAAATGCTTATAGACGAAGGACACGCTGTTGAATATGACGGAGGAAAAAAGACTAAAGTCTGGGGTGATTACTAGTGGAATCAGCAGTTCAATTAATTAATGAAGTTGGTTTTCCTATAGCAGCAGCAATAGGACTAGGTCTATTTATCTGGAAGCTCATTAATAAAATTATTGATGGTATGGAAACTAAGGTAGATGTTCTTGATGAAAAAGTATCAGCACAAATATCTGAAATAGAACAAAGGTTAGGTCAAAAATTAGATTCACAACATGGAATATTAGTAGCTCTTATAGATAGAGTCCGTTCTGTAGATAATGAAATAATTAGACAAGACACACTTTTAAAAACTATATTAGGTGTACCACAATTAATGCATACCGATAGATTAGCAAAAGCAGATAGGGATGACCAAAGAAAAGATTAATCATGAAAGTATACGCAACAGAATTTAAACACGATGGCAAAATATATTCAGGACCTTATATTTATGCTAGAAGTTTAGCTGAAGCTGAAATGGAAGCTGTTGTTTATGGTGTAGAAATAGTGGGTCTTATAGAAATAGTTATAAAAGTAGAAGAAGATTTAAGCGAAGATAGGGTTTTACATTAGGAGTTTTAATGAAAGAAGAAAAAGAAGAATTAGAAAGATATAGACTTACAATAACTATAGTTTTTATAGGTTTTGTATTATTTTTTGGAATTATTGCTGTAAATTTAAAAGCAGATACTATAACTCATAAATTTAAAAATCCTTCGTTTAATGGTATTAATACTTCATCACATTATTTAACTATTGAAAACCAAGAATTTAATAGAAAAATGAGTATTAAAGAAGAACTAAAAGCGATACAAGACCAAATAGAAAGAGATAAAGAAAATACTACATTAGCTAGATTTATTAGAAATCTTGAATCACGTATCTATGCACAGTTATCAAGACAACTAGTAGAAAATTTGTTCGGGGAAACTCCTAGCACTGAAGGAACTTTAACCTTAGAGGGCAACACTATACAATATAGTATCAAAGATGGAGTTATAAGTTTAATTATTACCGATGCAGATGGAAATGTTACAGAAATACAGTTGCCTATTGGCGATTTTTCTTTCTAGTTGTAGTTTAGCTCCTGTAGATACTAATTTACAACAAGGTAAAACTTTACCTAGTGTTTTACAAATACAATCTGAAGAATTATTAAACGCACCACAACCTAAAATACCTATCGTTGTTGCGGTATATCCTAATAGTTTTACAGACCAAACAGGACAGCGTAAAAGCAATAGTGAATTTGCTTTATTTAGTACAGCACTAACCCAAGCTCCAAGTCATTTATTAATCAGAAGTTTAAAACATACATCTGGTGGTAAATTTTTTAGAGTAGCTGAAAGGGTGGGGTTAGATAACCTGACTAAAGAAAGACAACTGATACGTTCTGCAAGAGAACAAAACGAAAAAGAAGACGGTAAAAAACCTATCATGCCTTTATTATTCGCAGGTGTTCTTATGGAAGGTGCTGTTATTGGGTATGACACAAATATTAAAAGTGGTGGTATCGGTGCTAGATATTTAGGAATAGGTACAAGCAAACAATATCGTATAGATAATATAACAGTTGCTTTACGTATGATTTCTATAGCTACAGGAGAAGTATTGATTGATGTTTTAGTAAGTAAACAAATTTATAGTTATGGTCAATCACAAGATGTATTTAGGTTTATAGAAGCAGGTACAGAATTAGTAGAAATAGAAACAGGAGACGCAGAAAACGAGCCTACAACTTTAGCACTACAAAGAGCTATAGAGGAATCAGTTTTACAAATCGTCAAAATAGGTTATGCTAAAGGTTTTTGGGAGATTAAAAATGAAACAATTGATATTGATAAGCCTGATTGTGATGCTGAATGCATCGACAATATACGCGGCTGATAATGAAATTTACGTAGACCAATCAGGTGCTACCGCTAATATAGATTTAGAACAGCTTGGTTCAGGAAACATTATCGGTGGCTTGAATTCTGTAGCAGGTACTTTAACAGCTCTTGATTTAGACGGAACTTCATTAACTCTTGATATTAATCAAATAGGCGATACTAACAAATTTCTTGGTGATATATTAGGAGATAGTATTACAGGCTTTTTTGAATTTGATGGAGATAGTAATACTTTCACAATACAAGGAGACCCCACTAATACTTATGGTATTGATAGTTCAAACTACAACGTAGATGTAACAGGAAGTACAAACACTTTTACTCTTGACCACGGCACTAGTGCTCTTGCTGCTACGTTAGATTTAGATTGGATTATACAAGGTGACGGTAACACTTTTGATTTTGATATAAATTATGACGGCGGTACTTCTTATGTTGATGTTGACGGTGATAGTAATACTGTAAACTTTACAGGTTCTGGTTATGCTGGCGGTTATTTTTATTTAGACCAAGCAGGTAACAGTAGAACATTTAATATTACACAATCGAGTACATTAGATAATGATTGGCTCAAGATTCTATCTATTGGCAATAGTGGTACTGTTTGCGTCATTCAAAACGACGGCGGAACAAGTACAAGCTGCTGATATCGGAGACATATCTGAGCTAAATGGTTCAGCACAAATTGTAAGAGATAAACCTTACGACGCTAATTTAAAATTTGCTATACAAAGTAATGACGAAGCTATTACAAATAATGGTCGTATGGCTATTACTTTTTTAGATGAATCAGTAGTAAAACTTACCGAACATTCACAACTTCTCATAGATGAATATATTTATGACCCTGACCCAAGTAAAGCAAAAATGGCACTTACTTTCGGGCTTGGTACAGCTAGGTTTATTACAGGCAATTTAAATCGTATAGATAAACAAAATATACAATTAAAAACCCCTACTGCAAACATAGCGATTAGAGGTACAGATTTCACAGCAACTGTAGATGAGTTAGGACGTAGCCTTATTATTTTATTACCAGACCCTTTTGGTTTTTCTAGTGGTGAAATAGAAGTAGTAACTGCGACAGGTAGTGTTTTATTAAATAAACCTTATCAAGCTACAACTGTTTCTGTTTGGGAAAACACTCCTAGCAAACCTGTAATATTAGATTTAACTTTAGACATTATAGACAATATGTTAATTGTTACTCCACCTAAAGAAGAAGCTGTTGTACAAGAAGAAACAGCTACAACTAAAACAGTAAACTTATTAGATTTTAATGACTTAGATATAGATTATTTAGCAGAAGACTTTTTAGAAAACGATAATTTACAATTTACAGAATTAGATATTAATTATCTTGATGTTAATTTTTTAGAAGATTTATTAAATGTATTAGACGCTCTTGCTATAGAAAAAGAAGAAGACCAATTAGCGTTAGCTACGGGTGTAAATATTTCAGGTACTTTAATTGGTCAAGATACAGACACACAAATAACTACAATAGTAACAGGACAAGTTATAAGTTTACGTAGAAAAGTAAGCGAATCAGTGCAAGTAGATTTAAACTCAGGAAACGGGTACACAGTAATTTTGATACAAGACGGAGTATCTAATATAATAAAAATAAATGGCGGAGGAGATTCTGTTATAACAATTAACCAAAGCAGCGGATGAAGAAACTTATATTTATATTACTGCCTTTATTGTCCCTTCCTTTATTATTTCAAAGCACGCCTACCGAAATAATTAAATTAAAAACTTTTGACGCTTTAATAAAAGAACAAGAGCCTAGCGGTAATTTTGTTATTTTAAACATAACTGAAGAAGATGTAGAGCGAGAGGGT